AGTATTGCTTTCGAAGGAGTCATGGCTAAAGTCGCCAACAACAGAATCTTCAAACACATAAGAGAAGGATTAGATAATGCAAACATTGAACTCGGTAAAGAACGTGGTGAAGCACCCGATGCTATGAGTACCGGTCGTCGTTTCTCTCATCTTATGGCTATCGCACCAAATGCTTCTAGTTCCATTATTATGGGGAACACTAGCCCTAGCATCGAGCCTTATCGTGCTAATGCTTACAGGCAAGATACTCTCTCTGGCGCTTATCTCAACAAGAACAGATGGCTCGACCAACTCATCAAATCAAAAATAACCGATGAGCAAGAATATAATGATGTATGGTCGAGTATTATTGCAAATGATGGTTCAGTTCAACACCTAGATATCCTAGATGAAAATGAAAAAGCAGTATTTAAGACTTCAATGGAAATTGATCAGCGTTGGGTGATTGATCTTGCAGCAGATAGACAAAACTATATTGATCAAGCACAATCACTAAATCTATTCTTTAGACCAGATGCACATATCAAATATATTCATGCTATTCATTTTATGGCATGGAAGAAAGGCCTAAAGACACTCTATTATTGCAGAAGTGAAAAGATAGGTAAAGCAGATAAAGTATCAAAACGAATTGAAAGACAAGTAATTAAAGAACTAGACATGACACAAATTGCACAAGGAAACGATTGTATCGCCTGTGAGGGGTAATGAAAACTATTGCAATGTTTATGCATCAGCCATATTGCTCGGTGCAGTCGGGCAATGGTATAATGAAAGCTTTAACACCATATTATAGATTTAAGATATTTACTAAACATGAACTTGAAACCAACTTTTTTGATGACGTTGATATGGTCTGTATACCTGGTGGATTTGGTGATGCTAGTAAGTTTGATATGTGCTTTGCCAGTAGCATTGATCGTATCACCAGATTTGTACAATCAGGTGGTAAGTATCTCGGAATATGCATGGGCGGTTATTGGACCAGCTCATATTATTTTAATTTTTTATCTGATGGTTGTAACGCCGTACAATACATCAAAAGACCAAACACAGACACAAAACGACCACATGCTAAACATTTGCAAGTATTGTGGGAAGACCAATTAGAAAGAATGTATTTCTATGATGGTTGTGCAATTGTTGGTGATGAAAGTAAATTTGAAACAGTAGCAAGATATATGAATGGTGATCCTATGGCTATCATACAAAACAACATAGGTATTATTGGATGTCATCCTGAAAGTGAAGTTCATTGGTATGATTCTTATAGTTGGATGAAAGGAAAATATCATGACGGTAAGCATCACAAATTATTGTTGAATTTTGTAAATAGGTTAATACAAAAATAATAAAAGGAAAAGAATGAAACAAAATAAAGATTACAGTAATTTTGAAACTCAAAAAGAAATTTTATTAGAATATTTACAAGTAATGATTGCAATTCAAGATTGGCATGGTGTATCTGACTTAGCAAATGATTTGCGTGAACTTGAAGCAAAGAACACATCAAATTATAAAAGTAAATAAGGAGAAAAAATGAAGTCAAAACTTTTCATATCAAGCTTGATACTCTTTATTACTGCATGTTCATCGGAGTATGATCTATGTTTAGAAAGAGAAAAACAACAATATAGAGAAAGAAATCCAAAAGCTTCTTATGGTCAAATTCAATCAAAACAATCTGAATTTGAAATGATGTGCAGCCAATATAAAGGTAAATAATTAATGAAAGGATATCAAAATGGCTAAAGCAAAAGGCAATCTAGCACCATCACATACATCAGTCGTTAAAAGAACTAATCAAGGAGGTAAAGTTAAAACCTCAAGTTTAAATAAAAGCGAAAAGAAATCATATAAGAAATACAGAGGACAAGGTAAATGAAAAAGATTTTAAGATTTACAGCATCATGGTGCAATCCATGTAAAATGTTAGCAGCAAATCTTCAAGAAGTTAATACAGATGTTTCAATTGAAGTTGTTGATATTGATTCATCTCCAGATATTGCAACAGAATATCGTATTAGAAGTGTACCCACTCTTGTTATGTTAAAAGAAGATAAAGAAATAAAAAGACTAATTGGAAACAAAAGCACAAAAGAATTAAGGGAGTGGATCGAGAATGATTAAGAAGTCATCAACACAAAAACTAACAGAAAATAGAAATTACTTTAAACCTTTTAATTATCCTTGGGCATATGAAGCATGGCTAAAACATGAACAATCACATTGGCTACATACTGAAGTTCCAATGCTTGAGGATGTCAAGGATTGGAAAAAGAAACTTACTGATGCTGAGAAAAATTTTCTCACTCATATATTCAGATTTTTTACTCAGGGTGACATTGATGTTGCAGGTGGCTATGTTAATAATTACCTACCTTATTTCCCTCAGCCTGAAGTAAGAATGATGTTGGCAGGCTTTGCTGCAAGAGAAGCATTACATATTGCCGCATATTCACACCTAATTGAAACCCTAGGCTTGCCTGAAACTACATACAATGAATTTTTAGAATATGAGGCTATGCGTGAAAAACATAATTACATCCTTGATATTAGCTCACAGAATAGCAATGTTATTACTACTGCTACTAATATTGCAGTATTCTCTGCTTTCACCGAAGGGATGCAATTATTCAGTTCCTTTATCATGTTACTTAACTTCCCACGCCAAGGTAAGATGAAAGGTATGGGTCAGATTGTTACATGGTCAATTGTAGATGAAACACAACATGCTGAGTCTATGATTAAACTGTTCCGTACTTATATTGAAGAAAATAAAGAAATATGGAACGATCACTTGAAGTCTCAAATTTATACAATTGCAGAAACAATGGTAGAACTTGAAGATAAGTTTATTGACCTTGCTTTTAACACTGGAGGTATTGAAGGCTTATCTGCAAATGATGTGAAAACGTATATTCGTTATATTGCTGACCGAAGATTAATTTCTCTTGGTCTAAAAGGTATCAATAAAGTCAAAAGAAATCCTCTGCCTTGGGTAGAAGAAATGATTAACGCACCAACACATACCAACTTCTTTGAAAATAGAGCAACAGACTATGCAAAAGGTGCTCTAGCTGGTGATTGGGGAGATGTTTGGGCACACTAAGGAAGCAAAATGAACGACAAAACAATAACGGCGGAGTGTCATAACTGCGAATCATCATATCAAATTAACTATACAGAGGAATTTGTGTCTCAAGAATATCCAGAGCATTGCCCATTTTGTGGAGAACCCATTGAAGAAATTGAAGAAGAATATATAGAAGATGAGGACTCTGAAGATGATGAAGAATGGGATTAAACTGGAAATATAATAACGAAGATTTTACTGAAGGCTTGATTGGTGATAATTACGGATTCGTATACGAGATTATAAATCTCACGAATAAAAGAAAATATATAGGCAAGAAATTTTTTTACTTTGCCAAAACCAAACAAGTCAAAGGTAAAAAGAAAAAAGTGAAAGTAGCTAGTGATTGGCAAACTTACTATGGTTCTAACGCAGAACTGCAAAATGATGTTATACTACACGGGAAAGAAAATTTCTCACGCCAAATATTACATTTATGTAAATCAAAAGGTGAGTGTGGATATTTGGAAGCAAAAGAGCAGTTTGTTCGTGGTGTAATGGAAAGTGATGACTATTACAACACATGGATAATGGTAAGAGTTAGAAAATCACATATTAAAGGATACAATGCTAGACTTTCTGAGAGAACTGAAGGATGATCGTTTTGATGCAGTCTTTTTCATGCCCGGCCCAAAAGAAGATATGGTGAAAGTAGAGGCAGCAAAATACAAAACACCAGGAGAAGATGTTGATGTGTGTAATATGGGAAACATGTATCATATCGTCCTATTCAAACAAGACAACAAAGGAAATCCTGTAGATCCTGACCTATTTGAAGCCGTTTTAACAGAACCCTTGGAATATATTTCTAGAATGATAAAATGTGACTTCTATGGAGTAGTTGCTAAAAAAACAACAACATCTAGTGATTTTATTCAAAATATGTTTGACAAATTGAAGGAAATAGAGTAAACTGTAGTTTCTTAACTATAGAGTGTTATCATGATACTAATTGATCTAAATCAAGTTCTGCTATCTGGCATTATGGCACAACTTGCATCACAAAAAAATGTCAAGCTGGAAGAAGGACTTGTTCGCCATCTAGTATTGAATGTTCTAAGAACTCATACCAATAAGTTCAAAGATTATGGTGAAGTTGTCTTATGTTGCGATAATCGTAACTACTGGCGTAAATCTATTTTTCCTTTCTACAAAGCTGGTCGTAAAAAAGCCCGTGAAAAGTCTGATTTGGATTGGCACCTTATCTTTGACATTCTATCTAAACTCAAAACAGAACTCAAAGAAAACTTTCCATATAAAGTAATTGATGTTGAAGGAGCCGAAGCCGATGACATTATTGGTACACTCGTTCCTAGACACATCATGCACGAAAACATCTTGATTATTTCTAGTGATGGTGATTTTCTACAGCTTCAGGCATATAATGCTAATAGTACTTTTAAAGTAAAGCAATATAATCCTGCAATGAAAAAATTTGTTGTTTCTGAGAATCCCGCACTTGATCTTAAAGAGAAAATCATCAAAGGCGACAAAGGAGACGGCATTCCTAACATCTTATCTTCTTCAGATTGTTTTGTTTTAGATAAACGTCAAACACCAATCACAAAAGGTAAATTGGAAAAGTTTCTAGCTGAACATTATAGTCAATATGAATCTATTGCAAACACTGGTTTTACCCGTAATCAACTTTTGATTGATCTGAGACTTATACCAGGCGATATAAAGGAAAAAATCATAAATACTTATGAAGAAACAAAACCAGCTTCAAGAAGTAAGCTATTAAATTACTTTATTGAAAACAAACTAAAAAACTTGATGGATGTAATTGAGGAATTTTAATGAAAAATATATATGAGATATTTGATGAATTCGAAGAAGCAAAAACAAAAGCGGACAGAAAGAAAGTCATAGAACAAAATCTTTCTCCCACTCTTGTAAAAGTTTTAGAGTATGCGTTTCATCCGGATTATAAGTGGACAGTAAAAGATGTACCAGAAAATTACAGGATTCCTGATACTTTACCTGGAGTCTCTTTTGCTCATCTTGGAACAGAATTACGAAGAATCTATTTGTTTCAGGAAGGACATCCAACATCATTGAGTTTGAATGAGCAGAGAAAAAATGAATTATTGATTCAACTCTTAGAATCTTTAGAACCAAGAGAATCTGAAGTAATTATAGGAATAATGAAAAAAGATTTGGGTGTAAAAGGTTTAACTTATAATTTTGTCAAGGAGTGTTTTCCTAACATGTTACCATGAAGTTAAGAAAAGAAAAAATAATAGTAACAATTGGTGCGTTCGATCCTATAGAATTATCTGATATTAATTTTATAAAAAAAGCTAAATCAAAAGGCGATTGGTTAATTGTCGGTGTACACTCCGACATTTATCTAACAAAATATGAAAAAGGCTTTGTTCAAAATTACAACTCTCGATCAGAAATCGTCAGACACTTAAAATTTGTAGATGAAGTTTTTATGTATAATGATACTGACGGTACTGCATGTCAACTACTCAAAATAGTACAAATGTGCTATCCTTATTCCGAAATAATCTTTATATCCAAAAATGGTGATAAAGAAACCTCGCCTGAAGGTAAAATGAAAGGCATCAAGTTCCTACTAATGAAATAATGGAGTTCATAAAATCAAATGACTAAGTTTGCTGGTAAATTCCGTAAAAATAATGATTACGGTGATGATTTTGAATTTGCAAAAACATCTAGAAAGAAACGCAAATCTAAAGAACATGGCGAAGTTAAGAAAAAGCTAAGACAATGGGAATATGAAAACCGTCATGAAGATGAAGATCATCGTTATTACAAATATTGAAACAAAAAAGTCTTTGA